ATTGTTGTACTTGCTGTGAAGATGATGCCGAACCTGATAATGTAAATAAACCATTACCAACAGGCGAACCATTTATAGAAGCTGAGTAATGTAATTTGTTTGGAGTTTTACCACCAGGAGGAACACCTACACCACCAACCCATACGCCCATATTTCCATTTTGATTGTCTAATAGGGACTGTGATACAGGCCCATCTGTCATAAATGGATACAATGTAGACAATGTTGTAAATTGTTGTCCTATTGTTTCTTGGAATATCTGATAACCATCCAATGCAGCCCTTGTGCCTGTTGTTACTATTGAAGATGATACAGTTTGATTATTAGCATCAGGAAAATTCCAATAGAAATCACATTTATAATATTTTACATTTGATGTATTTGCGTATGCTAAATCTACTAATGTAGAATTCATTATACGGCTTACATCAAACATACCTACCAAACTCTCATTTGGATATTTTGTAAGGGTGTAATTTGGTATTGAACCTGACTGATTTGTTGAGCCTGTCCAATAATATAGGTCACAATAGTATTGAAAAGAAGCACTCAAAACAGCTTGTGTGCTTTCTGCAACTGTGAATATCATTGGAGATTGTGCCAATGATGCTGAAGCTGGGTATTGTGTAATGCTTAATGACATTCTTAAATCTTTATCATTTAACCAACGAAAACGAATTTGTATCGGATGGTACTATCTTTTAGCTCTTTCCGCACTTAAACTACGGAATGCTCTATCTAAACCTATCTTTATTACAGGTAAGAAATCTTTTTCCACATACCCATTAACATACGCATCTATTGTTTTCTTTAATAAAGGGTCTTCGGATGCTTTCTTAGCAAATGGTCTTGGTTTACCAGCACCTACGCCTGTACCATTACCCCATTCTACCCACTTACCATACTCTGCGCCCGGAGGTGCAAATTGTAGGGATACATTAAATGATTTTTGTGGTATCTTAAATTTAGTTATACTCCTAGCACTCTTTGCAGTAATCATTCGGTTAGGCTGATTATATGAACCAACCCTATTATAAAGGTTACCTGTTTTGTAAGCAGGTTTCCAATTCCCACTCACCATATATAGTTGAGCTAGGGATGCGAATGTTCTGGCTACTTGTTCTAATTCTTTCATTACTCATCTAATAAATTGTAAATACATCTAGGTCTATCGTTATGGGTAGTTAGGTCAAAGGTTGCTACCCATCCACCTAATCCATTATCAAAACGGTCCTTAAATGCTTCACAATTTATTGTTCCATCAATATCAAAGTTTGATGTTGCATATTGAGTGTATGATAATAAATCATTTATTATAGCAAGTGTATTAGCGTGTATATCAACAGTATCATCAGTACCATAATAAGGTATTGTTTGCTTATTATATACTCCGGTTGATTCGTTATTTTTTAATTTAATCTTATCAGCAATTGTAAGTTGACAAGTATAAACAGTTTGTGAGCCATCAAATACTGCATTAGTAATAAGGATATTACCCAACGGATATGATGGAAATTCTTTATCATCTATTTCAAAAATATCACCTTGAGTTACGCTTTCAACTGCAGGATGATTATTCATTATTGTTTTGAAATAATCCAACACATTATAGTACAGCGTATAGTTTGTACCAGTATTATTTACAACTTGTAATCCCATATTATTATAATTGAATGCCACCAAAATATTGGTTTGTAAAGTCTGGATAAACCTGTGTAAGGTTACCAACACTTTCAAGATATTGTGGTATTTGGTTAGAGTATGCTACTAAATAGTTTTGTAAACGAGTTGCGTAGAAATCAGCTGAATTCAATGCTTTTTGTAATAGGTAATCTATTTCGTTTTTACCCGGTGATACGGACTGTTCTGATTGATGCTTAACAGCACCTTCAGATTTGAATTGCACACTGGAGAATGGGATGTATTCAACGCATGAGTACCATATTAAGGTTGGTTTGATGTGGTCATTGATTAAATCCTGATAATAAGGAGATAATGTACCAACGGTGTTGTTCTCAATATGTCCCTGTAAGTAATAAAACAATACAGTACCTAACAAGTTAAGCATGTACTTATCTTGCGCTGTTCTCACAAATGGTAACAATCTATCGGCATCAATAGCTCCTTGTAGTGGAGAATTTTTTATTATATCATTTCTGCTTACAAATAGTGCGTAGCTCATATTTTTTATAATTTATATGTTTCAAAGTTTTTAGAAAAGTTAGGATTACTTCTTTGTAATTCAACTAAGCTTTCAGTTTCTAAGTTAGTATCAACTGCACCTTCTTCATCTATTGCAGCTGGGTTTTCACCTTCTTCATTAATTTGGTCTTGTACTTCTTCAGTTGTTTGTCCTGTTTCTTCTGCAGTTGTAGAAAGAATTACCAATGGAGTTAATTGCTCAAAGTATAATTCACTATCTTCATATCCACCATCACTTAATGCAGTTGTTAAGAAGTTAATGATTAGGTTTTGGAACGGATTGATTGTCATCGTTTGTAAGATAGAATAAGCCGTTTTCATTTCCTCTGATTGAGATGAGAATCCATTAGCTTGTGTACGAATACCAAACAATAATGGTGAAGTTACTCTATGTCCAACTAAGATTCTATCCTGTGCATATTCAGAAACATATTTGTATTTGTCATGCAGATTATCTATGTTAATTGTATCAATAGTAGGTCTTCTCTCCGCATCATCGTTAAATGAAATCATAAATCTACCAGCGTTTCTAGTGCCTGTAAACTTAGATTCAATCATACTTTCTATGGTTTGTCTTTCTTCAGGAGCTGGAATACCATTGTTCATATTAATCATTACCAATGGCATGAATCCATTCTCAATATTGTTTAAGTGTAAATTACTTAATTCAGCTTCTACATAAGCGAACTGAAGACCAGAAATCCAATCAGGCAAAGAATAATAATATTTGCCAGGAGAATAATTCTTAATATAAAGGAGTTCCATCTTTTCGTTTGATGTTCCGAAAGCTGGTATTTTCTTTTTAGCTCTTTGAGCTTTTTGGTCAGCCCAGTCAGTGCAATAGTAATAGTTTTCAATTTTTGGATTATCATATATCTTTTCAGCACGAATATTTTGTACAGGCACATGATAGAACTTAACTACTTTGGTATGAGAATCATCCCAATATACTTGCATTGTTGCATTACCATATAGTTTTAGGTCAAAGATAGCTCTTTTAATTTCTTCTTGTGGAATTAACTTATCTAATACGGTCTGAAATCCTTCACTCTTAGAATATAATCCTTTACCATATATCAAATCAGATATACCTTCAATACAAGCCGCATTGGTTGTAGAAGTTGTATAACTATCCGTAATGTTTTGGAAGAAATCATCAGGTGTTATAATTCCAACAGGCACCCATTGGTAGCGTGTTTTAGTATCCTCTACTACGATAGGGATTTCTTGAGATGTTAGGTTTACTACCGAGAAATTTTGTTTTTCTTTCATTGTTATTCCATTATAATGTATTCGTTATCAGTTAGGTTACTAATGTATCTTTCTTCAACACCTAATTGAGCCTCATAATCAGGCTTATCTATTGATTGAGAAGCAAATACTGAAAACGAACCATGCCAAATTGACGAGGTTATATCAGATATGAATGCTCTGTATTGGTCACCAGTTTGTGCACCTGAAATAGATGCAGTCCAATTAAGGATACCTTCATACGAATCAAAAGTATATGGAGATATTGATGATGTTGTATTCACCAATGTCAACATATTCTGCAGATTGAGTGTAAGTGTTGATGAGCCGGTTGGAGCTACTCTAAATGAGTAATTATTGCTTCCAGATATGAAATAAGCTAGCATTATGTTGTACTTAAATTGTTTTTATCTATTCATTTAACAATGAAGTAGTAAAAAATAGTGATTGCATAAAAAAAGGGAGAACTTAGTCTCCCTTTAATATTTTTAAGTGTAATACTGATTAGTTAGTACCGCTCACTATTGTTGGTGGGTTTGTCACAGCTCCAAACGGATTTCCGAATGTAGAGCCAGAGATAAACGCTGCTGGGAATTGTTCTTGTCCAGTGAAAGTAATAGAATAACCATAAAGGTCTCCTAATGCTGCACCAGTCTGAATAGTTCCTCCAGTAACATCAGCACCTT